CATTGCTAGCAATTGCGTTAAAACCTCCAAACAAACCTTCTCGTTTAGAACCTCTCCGCCCTTCATAATGACCACAAATCACAAGCTCATGTGTCATAATTGGTTTCATCTTACGAATATTTGAAGACCTCTTAAAAAGGTACGGAGCCGCCAGGTCCTTCACCATGATGCCCTCGTAGCCGGCATCTGTGTCGTGGAGGTACGCGGCGAGGAGTTCCTCCTGGTCGTTGACGAGTCGACCCTGGACCTGGACCACGGCCGGGTCTCCGACCTGTGATACTAATTCCTTGGCGAGTTCCAACCTGTCCTCGAGGTCGAGGTGGCTCTCCTGGTCGCGCCAGTCCTCGAACGGCAAGGCATCGAAGACATGGAAGACCATGTTCGAGTCGTCCTTGCTTTTCTTACGGGACATGACCACAGATGCCGACTCGTTCCAATCTGCACCCATCACCTCGCCATCGAGGATGAACTCGTCCCACGGAGCCGCCTCGAGGAGAGACTTGATCCGAGGTAGGGTCTCGAGGACGGTACCGTTGCGGGTGAACATCGTCACCTCTCCGGAGTGCTTCACGGCCACGCACCGGAGACCGTCGAGCTTCGGTTCGACCCACGTCGGGTACAACACAGGTTCGCAAATGATGATTCCTTTGCCGTCCTCGTACCGAGTCTCTAGAGTCTCGGCTAGTTGAACCGAGAATTCAACGATTGCACCGGGCCACACCTTGTTGACCGTGGTGGACTGGACGCCACACCGAAGGTTCTTCAGGAGGATCCGCTGACACCACTTTTGTTGTGGACCGGTCATGTTCGTGAAGAGTCGGACTATGAGATCTTTGGCGGCGTTGCCAGTCACTTTACGAGTGGAGAGTTTTTTGTAGATATCCTCTAGGAAATGTTCTAGAACAAGGTCATCATTTGCGCCCCTCGCGCAAGGGGGCATCTTGAACTTGTTAACGTAATAGTTGATGTACGGATCACCCGCTGCCACGAAAACGCGTTTAAGAAGTTTGTTACAATTATGAATCTCAAGAAGTTCTTCCTTAAAGAGACGAGAGTTGTTGGACTCTAGCTGTTCTAGGATATCAATTACCGATTGCATGATAATATTTTACCATGTTTGAATGTAGCATTGCACTCATTCCCAATAATCTTTTTTAAATTCCAATTTCATTTCTTCGACGATCAAAGTTATTGATTCGACAACTTCCTTTAGAATTTTACCATTATTTTGCTGTTCAGTAGAAATTTTTAGGCTTTTAATATTCTTAATAACTTCATTCAAAATAGAAACATTATTAATGGTCTTTAAAGCTCTTTGACGTTTTTCAATAATCCATGCTTCTTTGTTCTGCGAATTATCTTTTTCTTTTTTATAAAAATTAGATGCCGTTCCACAATTTTTTGTTGTGTCGACATCATAAACAATAACTCTTTTCATTTTAACTATCTTTTACCTCAGTCATATTAAAAGAATTTTCTTCTTTCTTTAGATTCTTCAGCTGCTTTTTTGATAAATGAAGTTTTTTTGTAGGGGCCATCGCGTCCTGTAAAACAACAGAGATTTCGCTTGTACCATTTTCGATATGCTCTTTTACTGAAATTTGAGGATGAAGTTCCTCAAACTTATCTTCTTCAAACGAATTAACAGGATTTCCTGTAGACTCTTCTATAAGGATCGGAGGCGGCACCACGATGACACCTGCCGAAGGATTAGATACATAATTATCAATGCACAAAGAAAAAAATTCGTGAGTCGGCGACGTCACGCCCAGCCGTTTACACGTACTATCAAGCCCTTCGTAAGTTGTGATTCCTCTATCCTTTAGGAATTGTTGCAAATTTGATTTTCGTCTGCGAAGTAGATCTTCTAGCTTAATCTGCGACTTCTTTTGATATTTTGTAGCTTTCATTTTCAATACTTTCTAACTGCTTCAACATCCTGAAGCAATTCAGCAATTCCACTTTGAAACATCGGAGATCGAGCAATAGCATTAAGTTTTTCATCTGTCACACTGATTCCATGGTGTTTTACGACAGCTTCAGCAAACTTCTTCATAACGCGTAATATATAGTTTCTCGCAGAAGAGTGATTCATTTTATATCCAATATCAGTCATTGTATCGGCAATGTCGCGATAGTTTACACCATCTTCAACAGTTGCGTACCCATCATCAAATCTTTTTCCTTTTTTTATCATATCATTTATCTCCATCAAAATTAGAATAAACACGCGGATTTGCGGTCATTCGAGGGCCAAAGTTAGACGTCTGAAGAATTCTCAATCGAGAATTTAAATCGTCCTCAACTTTCAACATCGACTTTTTTTGCGAAACAAAAACGTTGTCGACTCGAAGCAATAATTCTTCAAATTTCCTTACCATGTGATGTTGACCAAGAATATTAATCAATAAATTGATGACTGATAACCCCAATAAAATATAAATAATCATTCTAATCCTTGTCCTGATGCAATCAATGATAACTCGTCTTCTGTAAGACGATAAGTTTCATCTTCAAGTACATCATCAACCAACCCAAATCGTAACCTTAAAATCGCTGCTTCTTTGGGGCTAAGTTTGTTCAAAACGGCCCGTGCAACATCCATCAATTGATTTGAAGAAATTGTCTCAAGAGGATTTGTAGAATCATCATCAGAAAGTCTATCTTCAAGAGTATCAGCACCTGAATCGGAAGACATCGGTTGATCCAACGAAATAATATTTCTGCCGGACATAATTGTCGCGTTAAATATCGCGGAGGAAGTTCCAGTCATCTCCTTAAGTTCATCGTCTGTAGGATTACACCCCATTATTGAACGATACTCTTCAGCAGCAACAGCCATCTTCTTTTGGGCCGTAACTGCATGCGCAGACATTCGAATGATTCGTTTACGCTTCAGGATGTATTGTCCAATCGCCTGCTTCACCCACCATGTCGCGTAGGTGGAAAACCGAAACCCCTTCGTCCAATCGAACTTCTCAATCGACTTCATGAGACCTAGGTTTCCCTCTTGGATCAGGTCCTCGAGAGGAATGTTGTACCCATTATATTGCTTTGCGATATACACGACCAATCGAAGATTTGCTTCGATCAATTTTTTCTTTGCATCGATTGCAGGCTTTCCGCCTCCTTCATACTGCTTAAACAGTTCCATCATGTTTGTGTGTGATAGCTGAGGATACCTCTTAAGCGAGGTAAGATAATTCGCCATTACACTACGATCTTCATCAAAATAAGACCTCTTTTTTGGATTCTTTAGATCTAACTGTTTCGCTAATTCCATTACTGTTTCCTTCAATGCGTAGAGTCTGAAGCAACGATCTGTGCACCAGAATTTAGCCAGTTATGATGAGCTGCTAGCCTGATAGAACGAACCTGAATTTCTTGCTGAAGATAACACAGCTCAACCTCCCATGGATATGGATTCAACCCATATTTGACGACACGTTCGATGCAATCGAACAATGACTCTTGAGTCTTATGTAGCTCTTCATCGTTCATCGTAGAAAGAACGTCTCGTTCGAACTTCGTAGGAAACGGAACAACATCTTCCATGTCCGCAGTTGAATCACCAAAATCATTCATTTGCTTGTTCTTCTTTTTACCCATGTTTGTTTTGCCTTTCGGTCTCCTTGTCTAATCGTATCAACCCATCGTTACACTTTGCACCGCATTAGTACGGCCAAAAATCATAATCATCATACAAGAGGAATGTCAAACTTTTTTGACATGTCAAACACCGCGATATTCTTGTGTTTTGCTTCGACTTCGACGTCAATCTTGCGTTTACGAAGAAACTTAAGCTGAACATTCGGCACATAATGAATCATGTCGCTATGCTTTCGGCGCTCTGGGAATGAGCCTTCCATCAGCAACGGGCTAGTATTACTAATATGTTGAAGCGGATTGATTCCATTCGGCCAAGTTTCCATCGTTGCGAACATGGCTTCTTCCATCGACAGCGAACCATCGTTGAACGTGTGATGATGTGTGTCGAAGACGATAGGTGTTCCTGTTTGCTTGTGAATTTGCAACAAATCAATGACAGAATATGCGGTTTCATCGTTCTCGAGTGTCAGTCGAAACCTAACATCATCATCGAGCTTCTCGATTCGGCGTGCCATCGTGTCACCACGATCAGATTTTCCACCATGAATGTTGATAGCATACTTAGAACTACGTTCCAATCCCATCGCATCAAACATCCATCCATGAATCTTCAATTCGGTGATAGCCTTATCCACCACGTTTGGAGAATCAGAAGACAACACACAAAATTGACCAGGGTGGGTCGACACGCGCATGTCAGCATCCCGGATAATCTGCCCGGCACAGGCGAGAAGTCTCGAGAGATTTTCGTTTCCATGCCACAACGAAGGATCAACTTGATCTGCCAAAGGAAACATTGCAGAAGAAATCCTGAATAGCTTAATTCCAGCCGCAGAGATCTTTGGAAGCATCTTAATCAATGCTTCGACGTTGTGTTCGTATGTTCCACTGATAACGTCATTAGAATATTTTCCAGAACGATACCTACCCAGTTGTAGTGTACGCTCATCCATTGCGTTATACGTTTCTACGCATCCTGAGCGAGGTAAAGTACGTTCTTCAAGCCAGTGACAACAAACGCCTAAAGCCATATAATCCACACAATAACATCAATCATTGATCGTTTGCACAAAACGAGATTTTTTATCAAACCTTGATCGTCACAATATCGACGCCAAGAAGCTCTTTGTCTCTCTTTAATTCCCTCACGGCGCGAATATTTTTTGGTGAATCATCATAAAAAAAGACTCGTTTGATTCCACGAGAGGTGACTTCATTCTTTATCACGTTCGCTTTTGCCTGAGGATCACTGGTTCCAACGGCAAAGACACGAATGTCAGGAACTCCTTGGCTTCGTAAAAATTCTCTAACAGGTACAGGATTTCTACGAGCAGTCAAAATAAAAACATTTGTAACTCCAACATCACGAACAGCCATCTTCAACTTTAACATCGTGTTGTTCACAGGCCGAGGATCAATCAATTCCTCAAAATCAGAAAAATCAAATTTATCGTTCTTACCAGGAATATACATCGCATAATCACGAGGAGTCATAGAAAACTTCTCGCCATCAGGACCAGTCACATGAATCATTGAGCCAGTTTTCACGAGAGTATCATCAAAATCAAAGACTCGAATCTCCTCTGCAAGGACTACAGACTCATTTAATATCCTGTTGATTAATCTCAAGGTGATGATTTTCTTTTGTGATTCTATATTCATAACCTATCCCAACATGCGAATATTTTACAAATCTGTCACACACCGGTCTTCACACGGCCTGCTGTGTAAAATTGATCATATTTCTTACGAGTTATTCCATAATCCAATAAGACCAAGCATCCACGCTTATTTCTACCCCACGAAGATACCTTGGTTAAATCACCCAATAACATTCCTTTGTATCGACCTACAAATGTGCGGACGGCATCCAAAAACTCATCACCACCCAAACACCCGCTAGAAACCTTGCTTTTTGAATCCAAATCTACCTTTATTCCTGCCATCGGCTCTGTTCGATCATACTCTTTTCGACCAGGAAGACCAACTGCATCTAACACTTTAGACCACGTAACACCAGTCATCTCTTCGGCCATCTTGATATTCATCTCATCAAGAGGGGTAACCCGCTCTGCAACGACCCAATAAAAATCATCTGAATAATCCAACACTCGAGCCAAGATTGCATCGACCATCGGATCATTCCCAGCGAAAACTTCGAGTTCGTTCTGCTTCAATCCTGCCGCATTTGTTGCAATCTTTACGACGCGATCTGAATCGAGCGCATATGCAATTCTTGATGAACCTATTCCAAGGTATTGCAAACCAAATTCATCAGCAGCATTCTTCATCGCTACAAATTTATTCTCGGATTTCCAAGATACAGGAGTTTGATATGCAGCAGTGATCCAATCTAACGGATCTTTTGACGTTTCTACGTCGCCTCGAGTCATCTCTAAAACGATTCCTTGAATATATGACCTCAATAAATTCTCTCTAATATTCATTGCTATTATAACTATAAATGTTTTTTAAAAATACATCAAAAGTCATCTAAAGATTCGTGTGGCCGGTTATCTCGATTATTGCGGTACCATTTCCGATTGCCTCACCACTAAAAGACACATCTTCACTCTCAGCAAACGGATTTGGAGCCGCCAGATATATGATCGGAGGAGAATCATCATCACCAGCATGAGCAACTGTCATCATACCATCAACGGGAGCGTTTGATATAACAATTCTTTGAGGCTCACCCGTATCGAATCGAACTGGAACATATGCTGAATCGACAACTTCGCCATCGACTTCAAATTTTAATGAATTACCGGATTCATCACCTGATGTAGGATTCCAGTACGAATCGACGATGACACGAACAACCTTACCAGAAGCGCCCGACATCGTGACAGCAACCCCATCTGGACTAACACCTTCTGAATCTGAAGCTTTTCCTCCTGACAACTTGAATGTATATTCAACAGCCCAAGGTCTCTCACGAAGAATTTTATTTCCTTTGATTGACTCAATAACCAACTTTTTAAATGCTCGATGTGTGATCTTCATGGGGTATAACTATCCTCCACTAACTCGGACCCTGTTCGTTGTCTGATCTTCATGGTAAATAAATATCGGCTATGCGTAGATTTTAAAACCTTCACTCCTGCGTTCTATCCTATCGGTGTCTCGGATTCCCTCACACCTCACCTTTAGGTCAACTTCGCTCGCAACTTCGTAATCAATCAGCCAAATCCGTCTCTACCTATGATCTTTTTTGCGTAGGACGCCACAGATTCGCCATATTAACATCCTCCGCCGCCGACGTTGATTCTTCTGCAACGATTCATTTGATGTCAATTACACAACCAGCTGTCATCAATACATCTTCTGACGAAGATTTCACCAACTTACACGTTTCAGGACACAAGGCAACAAGCCCGCCAGTCGCGTCGATATAATATTCATCAGCAGCTCCGGTACAAGATGTCTCGTCCTCCACAAGAACAAGTGAGTCATTTCCTGCACCGCTAATCTTTAATTCCACGGTAGCA